GAAAACAATTTAGTATCTACTTGAGTAGCAAGTGCATAACCTGCATCGTCTGTGTAGAACTTCCTCATTGAAGCTAGTGATTGCACTTCTGCAATATCTTCAATCAGTTTTGAATACTCGTAGTGTTGGTCAATAGACACACTAATGACAGTATTTGTAGCTGCCGATAGTGTAACCTGTGTGTTTGCTGCTTTAGCACTTGCACTTCCTCTCGCAGGAACTGGAATGTGAATCGTATCACCTTTCTTACCTTTGTGAGATAGCTTAGTAACTAGATTAGCAACCACTAAGTTCTTCTTATATGCACCTATAACTTCATCCGACCAGAGTTCTGGGATAAAGTTATTGGCGATAGTAGTCGTAACTTGATTTGTGCCTAAAGCCATTTTACTTCTCCTTTATAAATGTTATTTCACCCTACCCTCCGCATAAGCCGATTGAATTTCATCAGCCAATGAGGCATAACGGTTAGGGTCTGATACCTGTAGGTTGATTAGATCAGCCCTACGGTATATTTTTTTCCCACCTACGGAATCTCCCGATGACCGAGTTTCAGAACTTGTTTTCTTTAGGTTTTGCTGAATTTTAGTCTTTTCTTCAGCTTTTGCCTCTTGAGTTTTCTTAGACATTTCTGTCGAAAAATACCAATCAAAGAGTTCAATCGCCAAATCCGACCTATATTCAGTATCAGCCAATCGAAACATTTCTGTCCTCGCTGCACTATCACCGATAAATTTTTGGAAAGCAGAATCTTGAACAGTTTTTTGCCAATCGGGATAAGCCTTATCTAAGGCATCCAAATTATGCTTTTGCATATTACCCACTCTCTCTTCCCTCGCCTTTATAACATCTGGGTGGTTTTCTATTGCTTGATTCACAGCCTTAACTGGATCATCAAAGAAGTTATCCTCCTGTGCTACAGGTTCTTCTGGTGGAGTAGTATTAGTTGCTTTATTTTTTTCATCTATCAGGCTTTGAATTAACTTGCGTTGCTCACCGACTTCATTGGATTGCTTACTCATTAACTTTTCAGACTGTTGATGCATTTCAATAACCTCCTGCATCGACTTACCAGCATACTTTTCAGGAATTTCATATTCAGGTTGTTGAGTTTCCTCTGCCTGTACTTCTTGTGTTTCTTCAGTAACTTGTTCCTGGTTTTCTGTTATTGGTTCACCTGCTTGAGGTGCTTCATCTACTACTATACTCATGGTTTTCTCCGCCCACTTGGGGTTATGAAGTTATATTATGTTGGATTCTGATCTTCAGATTCTTCCAACGCTAGGTTTGTCGCTGACTGTAAACTTAGAACTAAATTTATAATCAACAACTGACCCTTGGCGTACCAAAGGTCTTGCTCAGAGTTCATAGTGTCGATATTACTGGCACTATTCTCTAAATTCTTAAAATCTTCTATAAAATCACGCCAACCCTCAGTTTCCATCATGGATAGCCTATCTTCTAGGAACTCTATATCGGGTTTTGGCATAAATTACTGTATTGTATTTATTACTGACTTAGTTCCAGCCTCTCTGGCTTTCGCTAAGTTTAAAATTGTTTCTGACTTCAGATGTTCAACTTCTGGAATATTCCTTGCAGTTTCTGACCGCATATTCTCGATGTCTGCAATGGTTTTCTCTACCGATGCCGCATCTTTCTGAAGTTTAAGTATCTTTTCTTGTATTTGTAATTCATTGGGTTGATCGCTCATAGCTTCAGCCTGCCATTTGATTGCTTTAGCTTCTTCTTCCTTGGCTTCAGCAAGAGTTTTCTGTACATTCGCTTGAAGTTGTTGCATCTCAAGTTCCATACCCATCTGTTGCATCTGTTCTTGTTGTTCGTCAGGCTGATTACCTTGCATTAGAGCATTGACAATCTGATCTCTGTTATGGATGCTTGAATTCTGGAACAATGCCAATAGAATAACATCGAAAGCAGGTGAATCCTGTGGTATGGTTTGCAACATCTGTACCATTTGAGTCATTTCCAACTCTTTTGCCATGATTCCCATAGTGGAATAAGGCACGAATTTGTAATCTGACACAGGATATCTATCTACATCGAACTGTATCTTCCTCCACATTGCCTTATTAATCAAAGGAATGAGGAAAGTGTTCTGAAAATTCATTAAAGTACGCTTTTGTCGCTTAATTGCAGCACTTTGCAACATCGACATACCACTAGCTGTTTCATTTCCTGCTTGGGCCTGGTCATTACTACCTGTACCCATCTGTATCATATTTTGGAGAGATGCGACCTGGTTGAATGTTGAAGGGTCAGTCGTACCCATATCCAAAGGCATGATCGCCTCACGAGGAGAACCATTAGTAAGAACGGTTTTGCCAGCTCGCACCTCGAACTTTACGCCTCTTGGCAATCTTGTGGCATCTGCTGCCATCATTGGTGTTGTAGTGAGTGCCAAAGAGTCAATTCTTGCCCTCATTTCGGCATCTAGTGCTTTTTGAGGGTTATATCCCTTCTCACACACACCTCTACCCCAGAATTTATTGGGTACGATGTCGTGTTGGTAGGAAATAAAGGGTCTATCGACCATCATAAAGGCATTTTCCTCAACTCTAAGGACTTATTCGTCATTACACATGGTAACAACCGCCTCTACCAGTTCATCTTTCTTGGAATACTCGAAATCATCCTTATCAGCATTCTTTTTGAGGAATCTTTTAGGTACTTTACCCCAATATTCGCATATTTTGACCGAATCTGACTCGTCTGCCTGTTTGATTTCGGGATCATAGCCGAATTTAACAGTATCATAGTCACCATCAAGGGGTACATCTCTGTAAATGCCAGATCGGATACCCTCTACAACATGATATCTTGGTTTAATTACCTCGTGAGCAACCCCCAGAGCATCGTCAATTGAGTTCGCAGATGGATCAATCAAGAATTCCTTGGGGGAAATCGGCTCAACATGGACATCTATAGCTGGATATTCGACTATTGTGCGTGTCGTTGCCATTGTTCCATCAATAGGGGCTTCTGATGGGGCTCTTTCTATGCTTTGTTTGACAACAATCTTTCCAATTCCTGTTCCATAGATAGCACCATTGAGGAAAACCTCACAAATAGCATCTTTTACACCAGTTTTCTCTAAGTCTTCCTGTAGAAGATTTCTTATGTATTCTGCATCGCTTGGGTCTTCATCAAGCATATCATCCTTGATATCAAACCATTTTCCACGCCCAAATGTTGCTTCTTCCAGTTCTGCAACGCTTGATTCAACTGCTTGTTGTAATGCAGGGGCAATAAGTCTTGATCTCTCGGTTTTTCTGGTCTTGTCTTCAGTAGACCAGATACCTCTCCAAAGACGATAGTATTCATCCCACATCGGGATATAGTTGATATTTCTATGGGTTCTCCAGCCTTCAAGCCTATAAGATAGCCAACTTGCCAGGGCCTGGTATTGATTCTCTTTATTCATTAATAATCAGGGTTCATAGTTTCTCCAGAATTTTGTGCGAGTATAACAGATTACACCTCTAGATGCAAGTGATAATCATTCGTATTTAGTGATATGAGGTATTAGTTTGTTCTATCTCCACCACTCCATCCATTAGCATCTTGCAAATTGACAAATCAACCGCCTCTCCAAACTCTTTAAAAGCTGGTTGAGTCTCAGATGTTAAATTCGTTATTATTTGACACGCAAGAATATATCTCTCAACTAGTGTGTCTTGATCGTTACTAAAAGCGATAAGCTTTTCCATTTCCTCAAAATCTAAATCTTGATTTAGATATTTGTTAATATCCAGCGACATTGTCTAAGGGCCTCCATTCTTCTGATAATTCTATTGAGTGGGCGAAGTCCGCCACACTAACCTGGTCTATATAGGCTAACGAGTCCAGTAAATCATCATGGGCCAGGTGATTCGGGAAGTCAAGCAGCTGTGATTTGAAATCCCTCCAATCCCTATCTGGGTTGAAAGAGATTTGACCATGCTCCATTCTTCCTTGTAGCGACCAGGTGATTCTCTCTGTCTTCTTCTTGCCACCATGGCGTAACTCAATAATGGTAACCCATCTTCCCTCAGTCCGCATCTCATCTTCCAAATAAGGTAGGATTGCGTTTCTAAGAGAACCAGTTTCGATTCCTACTGTAGCAGATTCAACCTTGATTGCCGATTGAAGAATCTTTTTAGCAGTTTCCTTAACATTCCATCTGCCGTGGAGGATATCCTTAACCCACCACTTGTCTCTATCTATCTTCACGATCGCAATAGCCGTTTCATCGAGCCTGGATCGTTTTAAATTCCTTTCTTTCTCTATTGACTCAAAACCAGCAGGATCAATAGCAATGACATAATGGCCCTCTTCTGGTTCTTCATCGACTATAAACCAATCTTCCTTAAAGATACCTCCAGAGAAAGATTCAAATGATGCCTCGAATTCCTGTCTAAAGGACATTG